ATTCTCAGTCGCGTACATGAAGCACGCATCCTTGATGGGGCACTCATCACACAGCGCACGCGCAAGTTTGATCGCGTACTCCCTGGTGTGTTTGTCAGGGAAGTCCTCAGGGAAGAACACCTCAGGACAATCCATACACGGGGTCCTGCCCACAGTGTCTACGGCGGCCATCAGGTTTGAGTAGTGTCTGTGGTGGGTCATAACCTAAGACTATAAGAAAGGTGGACAGTTATGGGACAGCGTAGTGAGGCTGAAAAGCTCGCTGACCTCATGGTTGAGGAGTGGATTGCTGCTTACTCTGACAACGGTGCAATCTGGCAGACCGCTTGGGAGCAACTGAAGGCAGCTAAGTTGCGTGAAGCTCAGGTTGTCATTGATGAGGCCCTGGAGATTGCGAGAGCTCGCTGGAATAGGATGCACAATGTTGGGTCCTAACCAGTTTATTGCTTCTAAGCAACTGTTCGAGGCTGACTGGTTGCGTGCTCGCAGGGAGGGTGTGACGGCTACACAGGTTGCTAAGGCTTCTACCCCTGCAGGGTTTGAACAGTGTGTCAGGGATTGGCATGAGGAGTTTGTGGAGCACGATAACCCTTACATGGCTTTTGGTAGGGACATGGAGCCTGTGTTAGCTAAGTTTGTGCATGAGAAGCATGGGATTCTCCCTAATGATTGGCTCCTGGCTAACGCTGAAAGCCCTTGGCATCTTGCTACACCTGACGGTCTCTCCCTTGATCACAGTGTGATTGCGGAGATAAAGACCACAGGGCAAGACTGGAAGTCAATACCTTTGCAGTACAGGAGGCAAATGCAGTGGCAGCTTCATGTGACAGGGGCAGAGAAGTGCCTGTTTGTGTGGATGCTCAGGATTCAAGTAGACGATGTGTTTGCGCCTGCCTGGTTTGAACCAGAGACTCAATGGGTTTATCGTGATGAGCAAATGATAGATGACCTCAAGGCAACCGCTGCGAGGCTGTGGGAAAGGATCTACCTTGGATAGGAAAGATGTGAACTTGTTGAGGGTCGCTGATAAGTATGTGGCGGATTTGCGTGCCACACAGAAGCCTGACCTTTGGAAGGACTACTACAAACTGGAGTCTAAGATTCTGGCTCAGAAAGTGGGGAAGCGCTGATGGAGGGTGTGTCTGTTTTCGTTACAGTGCAGATACCTGATGAGCTGTATCAGAAGCTCGCCGCTTTGGCTAAGGCTAAGCAGGTGTCTGTGTCAGTGCTCGCTGGCAAAATCATTACTGACTATGTGAATGAGGAAAGGTGGAAAGATGGCTAGGTTCAACTTGGCAGATTATGAGACGGTGGAGGAACGGCTCAAGCGGTTCTACACTGACAACCCTGATGGCAGGATCCTGACAGAGAATGAGACTGTGCCTGAGTACCGGCAGGAGAAAATCTGGGTGATCAAAGCCATAGTGTTTCTGAACGGTGAGGATGTGGAGCGTGGCTGCCCTAAGGCCACAGGTTACGCTTTCGAGATTGACGGCACTGGGATGGCTAACCAGTCCTCTGCTTTGGAGAACTGTGAGACCTCAGCTATTGGTAGGGCGCTCGCTAACGCTGGGTATTCAGGGAATAAGCGCACCTCGCGTGAGGAGATGGAGAAAGTTGCACGCTTCGAGGAAAAAGCCAAGCAGATTGACTGGCTTGCTGAGGCTGAGAAACTGCAGAATGTGGACCAGTTGAGAGTACTATGGGCGGAAGCATCCAAACAGGGTGCATCCCCTGATGTACTGGAGAAACTGAAAGCTCATGCAACGGCACTCTCCCCTGCTGGCCTCAGTGAGCGAGCTGAGCCAAGCGTACCTGGAGGCACAAAGGGCAAACGATCTGCTGCTAAGTGAGTTCTGGAAGGATGAGTTGTGCAGAAGGTTGGTGAGTGTTTGTGATTCCATCACAGATAGCGAAGGATCTCGTAGAGCTTACTCAGACTAATCGTAAGGGTGTTGAGGCTCTGTTTGAGGCTGAGTCTGACCTGGCACAGTTTGAGAGTGATTTGGATAGGTGTGAGGCGCAACAGTTCCTGGATGCCACGGGCTCAGTGGCTGAACGGCAGGCTAGGGCGAAGCTTGAGTGTGCTGACATACGGTTTGACCGTGACCTTGCTAAGGCTAGGGTGAACCGGATTCGCACGAAGATGCGATCTATTGAGTCTGAGCTGATGGCGTTGGCTACGGCTGCCAAGATTCTCCAGGCTGAGATGAAACTGTGACAGCGGTGATGACCCCTGAGGAGTTCTTGGAATGGTTGGAGGACTTCGAGCCATCGCGCGATAACGATAAGACACCCCTATCGGATTCTGACGATAAGTAAGGAAAATCCCTTACCCTCACCTACCCTCCTAAGTGTTGCTAACCTGGGATTAGGGCAACATTTATTGCTCAGCTATCTTCCTGGAATACGGCACAGGTATTATATAACTGTTTATATAAAAATGTGGATAAGGGTCTTACCAGGGAGGATCTCCGCGGTTAGGTTTCTAGTCGTGGACCTGCTGGGAATCGAACCCAGGTCCTAACACAGTCGCGTGCGCGGTTTCTGTGCCAGTCGAAACCATCCAGGCCCTCCCTCATTATAGGCTAGGGGTCATGGCGGTCCCTAAGAAGGTGTTGAAGCTCGTGCAGGAGCGAGACTCTCACTGCTGGCATTGCGGTGTGGAGGAGGACCTGGTTCCTCATCACAGAATCAACCGTGGGATGGGCGGATCTAAACTGCTCGACACCCCAGATAACCTGATGATGGTCTGTAGTCGCTGGAATGGGGACATGGAAAGTAACGCTGAGCTGGCTGCTACGGCGCGTGGGTGGGGGCACAAGCTACCGGTGTGGGAGTCTTTGGAGCATCCTGTTTTTGACCGTATGGGTGGCTGGTGGTATCTTCTGCCTGATGGGGGTAAGGTGGAGTCTCACTGGAAAGACCAGGCGTTCTGAAGTAGTACAATAGAGTGAGGGCCAGCCCATCACAGACTGACCCTCACAGAAACCGATGAGTAAGCATCGGCTAAGTCCAGACTACCAGGACAAAGCCGGTAGACAAGGACAAACAATGCCACTAATCAGAGGGCATCACGCCTTCGATGACCACTTCGCACAAATCCCTAATGACTGGCTGAGGGATGACCGCTTGAGCTTGGAGGCTCGCGGATTACTCGCTCAGATCATGAGCCACAGACCAGGGTGGAACTTATCCATCAGGTCTATCTCTGCTCAGAACGGTATTGGCAAACAGAAAGTGCGCCGCATCATTGAGGAGCTCATCAGCCTGGAATATCTGGAGCGCTCTGAGAAGCAGGGTAAGGATGAGAAGGGGCGCATGACAAGTTATGACTACATAACTAGGGACCCTTTACCGCGTACCGCTGAACCGCGTACCGGTAAACCGCCCACGGGTGACAGACCCACAAAGAACACTATCCAGAAGAACACTATTGAGAGAGAAGAACAAACTAAAGAAACCGTTATTGCTTTTGATGAGTTCTGGGAGATCTACCCTAGGAAGCTGGGGAAGGGTGAAGCTCAGAAAGCTTTTGAGAAGGCTGTGGGCCGGCATGGGCTTGATGTGGTGATGGCTGGGGTTAGGTGTTTGGCCTCTGACCCTAATCTGCCTGACCCTCAGTTCATCCCTAGGGCTGCTACTTGGCTGAATGGGGAACGGTGGGGTGATGATCCTTATCCTCCTAAGCAACCTTCTGGGGCTGATAGGTTCTTGAAGCCTCCGGCGGAGATCCCTGATGCGCGTGCTTGGGTGAAACAGATGCATGATTTGGGGGAGCATTTTGAGTGTAGGGCTGGGGAGTTTGGTTGCAAATGATTTCCCTCATCTGTGTGTATATTGGTGGCCATGGTGGATAACGGTCCTGAGCAGGTCCCTGATGATCGCAACACTCCTGAGAACATTGCACGCGAGAACCTCCTGAAGGCTGACCTAGAGCAGGCATGGGATTGCACCCTTCATCATTTGCCTCAGTTCTATCATGTGGATTTTTTTGCTGAGCGTGCTGGTGAGCTGGTGGCGTGGGTTGAGGTGAAGCAGCGTAACTGTACCTCCACGCAATACCCCACAGTATTCATGAACGTGGATAGGAAGTTCAGGCATCTCATCTCTCACAGCGAGACTGCACCGGCTTTCTTTGTGGTGCGCTGGGCTGACGGTGTAACTAGGTTTATTGATGTGTGTGATGTGAAACCTGAGTGGCTGGGTGAGGGTGGGGAGAATGACCGGTGGGGGCCTGGGGAGCATGACATGGAGGCTGTGTTTCTAATTCCAATCCAAGAGATGAGGGAAATATGAGCAATTACACTGACAACTTCTGGGCAGAAGAAATGAGCATTGATTTGGGCGTGCTGGAGACAGAACGCTTCTCCCATCCCTACCAGCTCCAGTTGCATAACAAACTGAGCGCTAAGGCTGCAGAGTATTGGGCTAAAGAGAACGCGCTGAGACTTCGCATGGAAACAGCCTCAGAAATTGAGACCTATAGGCACACAGAGGAGTGTGCTGTGGAGAAAGAGAAGCGGAGCGCCCTAGTGCGTGGGGGAAAGAAAGCCGGTAAAGTTACGGCTTATGAGTTCACTGATCAACAGCTTGAGATTGCTAGGCGGTCTCTGAGTGCAGGTGATTCAGTGTGAACGGTGTGGGTTTGAGTGGGAGCTCTCTTCGAGTAGGCAGAAAACTATTCTCTGTGCCTCCTGTAGGGCTAAGAAAGTTCAGACAGTCCACACCAAGCGCGGCAAATGTCTCCCATGGCATGGTGGGTTCGCAGCTGATGACATCACACCGGTGGATGAGAATGGGAAACCTATCCTCCCTGGTGTCAGGCGTTGCGGTCATACTGATTGTGTCAATCCATCACATATAGAAAGGGAAAAGAATGGTTAAGAATGAGGCTCTGATTGAGCTCACTGGGTGGCTGAATGATGTGCGCGAGTTTGACTG